AGCCTTGTTACCGATGCTGAAAGGCAAAGCAACACGTTAGCTATTCATGCAAAGCCTATTATCACAAAGGGCAAAGCAGTGCAAAGGATTAATTATTACAACGATTTACACGTTCAAATAAGTGGTAAGCCTGTCTATTTTACAACGGCTCAAAGGGATACGGCAAAGTTTATTGGTGACTGGAGGCTAAATTTTAACGGTGAAATCATTGACGGAGTTATTGAGCTAAACAATAACAAGCGTTTAATTTTTAATCCTGATAACGGCAAAGTGTACACCATTTCAACCAATTTACTTTTATCTACATTTACCAATCAAATATCCTTTAACTTTAATGGTATTAAGTACGACTTGTATAAATACGCTGATGGTAAATTTGCAACCGTTGACGGTGATGTTAGGCTAATAAAACTTGAATAATGAAAACAACCTTAATAAACCTTTTGCACCTTGGATGGGAGAAAATAACATACGCAATTTGTTGCGGATGGATATTTAGCTTCTTTGTTCCTATTAAGGGATTTTTGATATTTAGTGTATTTGTTGTTTTTTGTGACATGGCAACGGGAATCATTGCAGCAAAGAAGGAGGGGCAAAAGATAAATAGCCGTGGTCTTTACCGTACCATAGAAAAAATAGTAGTATATTTTTGTGCTATCCTTACTTTCGAAGGTGCAAGAAATACTTTTAGCCTTCCTTTCAACCTTACGTACATGGCAGCGTTTTTAATAGCAACCGTTGAGTTATATTCCATTTCAGAAAATATAAAACGTATCACGGGCGTAAATCTTGGCGTTTTAATCACACGTTTTTTTAATCGTTAAAATAAATAATATGCAGACTAATTTAAAAGAAGCATTAAAAAATGCAGACACAGTAAAGTCACCGCTTGGCGATATAGCTTGTTACTCAATGAACTTTGCGGAGTTAGCAGGAGAGGTGAACATTTTTATGGAAGGTAATAAAGTCAAGTTCACATGGAGGCAATACATCCAACTGGCTCAAATCATTTGGGACAAGATTAAGGAGACAAGCCGCGAATGTGCTGGCAAGGAGATTTCGGTTAGTCTACCGTCCAAATTTTCTTTGATATCCGCAGCTTTTTCGCTCATCGGGTTTAAGTTATAGGCGCAGACAGATTCGCTACCTTATGCGTTTACAGGGCGGTGTATTGGTTTACATCGCCCTTAAAAATATAAAACATGGAAAAGAACAGATTTACTATTTTTTTAGATGCCGGTCATGGTGGATTGGGTAAGAAATTTGACATACCACATCGCTATACAACCTACCCAAGTAAATGCTTTCAACATACATCTCATCAACTATTCCATGGTTATGGGTGGTTTTTTGAGGGTGTTTTTAATAGGCATATTGTAGATTTATTAGATGCAATGTTAAAGGCAGAAGGTTTTAATACATTAAAACTTTATCACGAAATTGATGATACACCTTTAAAACTAAGATCAAGCAAAGCTAATTCGTTTAAAGATTATGATGCTGCAATACTTGTTTCGGTTCATGGCAATGCAGGACCTAAAGGTGCAAATGGTTGGGAAGTCTTTACAAGTCCAGGTCAAACACAAGCAGATACTTTAGCCACATTAATATATGATGAGGTAAAAAATACTAATTTATTTAAAATGCGACCAGACATTACTGATGGTGACGTTGACAAAGAAGCTAAATTCCACATGGTTTGTAATGTAAAAGTTCCTGCCGTATTAACCGAGAATGGTTTCTTTACGGACAGGAACGATGCAATGAAGATGTTTAATAAGGAAAGTCAACATAAAATTGCCAATGCTCACTTTAATGCAATTAAAAAGTATTTTAGTATCCTATCCTTTTAATCATATCGATTGCTTTACCTTCCATGCTTGGTTCAAGTTTTTTGCTAATTATTGCTTTTGCCAATATTGATGCAATTCTTTTAGATTCCATATTTTTATATGGTTCACCTAAATTTGAACCCATCGGCTTACTGTAAAATGTTACAAGAGCATTGAAAGATGGAACTTGTAGATTAAAATTAACAGGCTTATCTGTCATGATAGCCAACTTTAAATAATCTGTTTTTTTAGTCTTCATATTGATTTTGGTTTAAATTTAAAAACAAGGGTAAATGCGTCAATCATATCCTGGGTTATTTTGATTGCAGGAATGTCCGTAATATAATTTTCTCCTTTAAGAACTGCTAACATATATTGCTTATTCCATTTTGCACCTTTTTGCAAGGGACTAACGCAAATATGTTTGTAGTTATTTACCTCAATCCATTGTTTTGTAATGGTTGATGCTGCTTGGTTCATGCCAACTCTTCTTGAAATTGAACTCTGAACATTGTTATTATAGCCTTTTATAAAAGTAATGTTTTGCATAGATGAGTCCTCAATAATAAAGTAGTAATCTTGATTTGTATCAATGTTCATTATGTAGTTTAAAAAGTCAACAAACTGTTTAAATTTCATAAACTCTATTTTTTTTGTCATTGTATCTAATATACAAATCGCTTGACCATTTTCCCTTATTGCAGGATCTACACCGATTACCTTCATGATATTGCTTTGTTTAATTCTATTGTTTGTTTGTTCTCTTTTGGTTTCCTGAGTGTTCTTCTTCTTGTTTTTTTTTGGTTGTTTATTCCGTAAGCTTCAACACCTTTGTCTACAAAGTTTATTTCCAAAAGATAACCAAAAACTACAATTGTACCAACAAAAAGAAACATGGTTATAAACTCACCGCCTTGGTATTGTTCTTGTAAACCAAAAAAGATTTCTACTAAAGCCACTATAGTTGCTCCTAACGCTATCTTAGGTGGATAAGTGCTTCTACCTTTAGTTGGATTAAGAAAGTCCATGAAAACGACTGCAAATCGCCCTAATTGAAGAATTGAAGCAGCAATGATAGCTAACCAAAATTCCATTGGTAAAAATATAGCGGTAAGATATGCATTTATACCGTAGGTTAAGACAATTGTAAGAAGCATGATAGTCGGAATATTGTCCGATATGCTTTCAAATGTCCATTTAAATTGAGTGTTTGTAAAATGTTTTTCCATTGGTTAATATTTAAAATTCATTGTAATTTTGTTTTAAAGGAAAGTTATCCTTTTTAATCTGCCAGTACTCGGCCATTAATGTCGCTCTAAACTTATAATCTCTATCGGTGTGATAACCAGATTTGTAAACACACTTGCAAATTGATTCATAAAGTTTAATTCCTTTCATTTTGTAATTTGCCTTTTTACAGGCTGCATATCTTCCGGAATTAAGAACACCAGCCCAAAGGTTCATACCTTCTTCCGTTGTTTCTGCTTTCATAAACTTTGCTCTTATATACTTGTCTCTACCTCTTATTACCTCTCGTGTTTTATATGTTACTGATTGCTGACCCTTTAAAGCCTTTACACCACCAGCGTTTGCGTGTTTTCTCCAAAGGTCTGTTTCAATACCTTGACTTGTAGCTTCAATAATAAAAAAAGAATAAATCATGCTTACTGGAAAATCAGTTAAAACGTGTACGTTCATCAACATTGACTCATAGCAATACGCAAGATATATACGTCTTAACTTTGCTCTGTCAACCTTTTCAAGGTTTCTAAAGCCTCTACCTTCCAGCGTTTGCCTTAGTTGTAAGCCGGATAACTTGCGCACCTCATAACCATAAGAGCGTGATCCGTATGCACTTTCATCTATTTCCTTCTTTTCCTCTTTGCCCTGGATGGTAAGTGAGGTAATTTTGTGAACGTAAACGGTATCTCGTTTAATAATAGGAATAAAAGATGTATAGTTGTAATTTGTGTTTATTGGGGAATAAATCAACCCAACAACAAAAGCAACGCCAATGCCTCCAGCTATTTGATAAGGAAGTCTTTTATTTTGTGGGACGTACGTCTCAATAATTGGTTCTTTCATAATCTTTGTTTTAGTAATTATAAATACAAATATAATATAAATAATATTATTATACATAAAATATAAAAAAAAATAAAAAAAAAGTGCGAAGGCAATTCTCCGCACTATATGGCAAACTTAAAATTAACACATTAACCAATTACATTTTCTTATGCTGATTGTACATTTCCTGTGCTGACATTACTATTATCTCTTTGCTTTCTGTGTCTATTCTAAGTTCCTTAAATCTTTCTATAGCATCTTCAAGACTTTGAGCAGATACTATGACTTTTCTTCCATCTTCATAGCACATAATAAACTTTTGTTCTACTTTTTCCATAGCAAATCGTATAAGTAATAAATAATCCAAAGACAAGTTAGAACTCCGCCAAATGTTACTATGGTCTTTAAAACCATTTTAATTAACAATTCTTTTTCTCTTTCGGTCATCATGATTATTTGTTTAAATAGTTTTTACTTGCTACTGGATCTTTCCCCTGGTCTTTATACTTGGCATCTGCTTTGCTGGCATAGTCGGTGTAAGGCATTTCGCTAATATCGTGGTAGCAGATTTGTGCAATCTTCATGTATGGGTAAATCTTTACTGGCTGTACACAAACAAGCTCCAGAGTCCAGTGTCCTTTAAATCCCGTGTCTCCAAAGCCTGCCGTTACATGGACAAATAATCCTAATCTTCCAAGGCTTGATTTACCTTGTATAATTGGTACATGGCGCAAGGTCTCCGTATATTCAACGGTTGAGGCAAGGTATAGAATGTTAGGCTGCAAAATCATTCCTTCCTCTGGGATAATCATGGGAGCGAAGGCATTCTTCTTCCTGGTATCAAGAATATGGTCCGTGTACATTAATAGTGTGTTGGACAATGTTAAGTCAACACTATTTGTGCCAATGTTTGCCTCTATCAGTGGCTCGATAACGATGTTACAAGCTGCGATTTCGTCAATGATGGTCTTGTCTGTTAAAATCATTTGTTTTCGTTTTCTTCAAGTTTTATATAATCATTAAATTCCAATATTCTCATTTCAGTCCTGTCGCATCTTATAGCAAATATGGCATAATTTTGACTTTGCTGCTTTTCCATTTGTAAAACTTCTTCTTGTAACTGTTTTGAAAGTCGTATGTTATGATTAATTCGTAACACTTCTATTAAATATTCAACTGCCGTTTGTTTGCTCATTTTTTTTGGTTCTTATTGTGGAATGATTATTTCATATCTTGGTTCAATTTTTATACATTGCATATTCCTACTTGAAAACTCAGGTGTTTTAGAGAAACTTATAAAGTTTTCTCCTGTTTTATAAGAGTGTAAATACCTTGTTTTTATCTCAACTTCCTCACAGTTTGGATTATTTACAAACCATTCTAAAAACTTATCATCAATAGCTTGAACACCATCTTTAATTAAGTCTCCATCTGTTGTTAAAATTATTTTTTTGTATAAATGAGGATTTATTTTCCAATATTCCTTATTTACTTTTAAAGAAAATTCAGTAACTAATTCAATATTATTTTGAACACCAGAATATCTGTAATCTCCTTCTTTAATCTCTTCATCAGAAGTAATGTAGATGTTTTGATTCATCATATACTCACCACTAAGAGGTTGAGTTATTTTTAGTTTATTATCATCAATATCAACAAATAACCTACTTGGTTTGTCTGTTGGTAATAGGTGTATGTTTTTCATTTCTTTTGGTTTTCAATTATTTCAATCATTTTTTGCAAACCTGCAAGTTCAGCTTCTTCGTAGGTGTCGTAAAAACCGACATTGGTAAACACAGTTTTATTATCAATAACTCCACTATATTTTTTACTTGTATTCTCATTATACTTGGAATAAATCGTATTAATACTAAAATCTATATCATACTTATTTCTAAGCCATTTAAATACTTGCTGGTATAATGGTGCTAAAGTAAATCCTAATTTTTTATTTCCCGAGTACGTCCAGGCATTACGTATGTCAATTGCTAAATGTGTTCTTAGGTTACTAGTAAGTTCATAATAATATGTAAGACAAGGCTCATCAAATCCAAGTTCTTTAAGTTTTAAAGCAATTTCATAGCTTACAAATTCATTATTCATTTCTTTAAGTCATTTAAT